GGAGAGAGGGAATCTGATCGGGCCTGCGCTGCTGTCCATCCAGGGCTACGAGAGCGCGACCCGTACTGACTGGCGTGTGACTCCGGACGGCGATGTTGGCGGCCAAGACGTGGCCGACGCGCTGAACTACAAGCTGAATCAGGCCGAGCGGCATGCGAAAGCTGACGATGCCTGCAGTGACGCATTCCGGCCGCAGATCGCGGTCGGTATCGGTTGGGTGGAAGTAAGTCGCGAGAGTGACCCATTCAAGTTCCCGTATCGCTGCCTTGCTGTGCACCGCAACGAAATCCACTGGGACTTCACCGCGAAAGAGCGTGACTTGAGCGATGCCAACTGGCTGCGCCGTCAGCGCTGGATGCGTCCTGAGCGAATCGCCCGGGTTTTCCCGCAGCATAAGGAGCTGATCACCATGATCGGGCGTAACGGCCCATCGTGGTGGGCTGATCACGCTATCGAGGTGGCAGATGGCGGTGCATCGACCGGCCTGCAGAACGCTTGGGCTGATGGTCGGGCCTGGTCTGTACGTGAAGAGCGCTGGTACAACCCGACCTCCAAGGAAGTATGCCTGGCAGAGGTCTGGTACCGGCGCTGGGTAGACGTTGGCGTTATCCGCACGCCGAACGGTCGCGTAGTCGAGTACGACGAGAAGAACATCAATCACGTGGTCGCGGTGGCTAGCGGTCGCGCCCAGTTCACTCGCGCTGTCGTTGCTCGCGTGCGCCGGAGCTTCTGGCTCGGTCCTCACTGCCTGTATGACGGTCCAACGCCATACAGCCACCGCCACTTTCCATACGCGCCGTTCTGGGGCTTCCGTGAGGACAGCACCAACGTGCCCTATGGCTACGTGCGCGGCATGATCTATCCGCAGGACAGCCTGAACAGCGGTATCAGCAAACTGCGTTGGGGCTTGTCTTCGGTGCGCACCATTCGCACCAAAGGCGCAACGAAAATGACTGATGCTCAGTTGCGGAACCAGGTGGGGCGAGTGGATGCCGATATCGTCCTCGACGATGTGCATATGGCCAAGCAGGGTGCAATCTTCAAGATCGAGCGTGACTTCCAACTGAACGCCCAGCAGTTCCAGATGCTGCAGGACAACCGTTCGGCCATTCAGCGCGTTTCAGCGGTGACCACTGGTTTCATGGGCAAGGAAGGCACCGCCACCAGTGGGCGGCAAGAGCAGATGCAGATCGAGCAGAGCAACCAGAGCCTGGGCAAGGTGATGGATAACTTCCGTGCCGGCCGGACGATGATCGGCGAGATGCTGCTGTCAATGGTCGTCAATGACTTGGGTAGTGAGCCGCATACCATTGTCATCGAGGGTGATGCTGTTCGTGCCGATCGCACCGTCGAGATCAACAAGCCGGAGCAGGACGAACAGGGCTTCACCTACCTGTCCAACGACCTGCAGCGTACTCGCCTGAAAGTGGCGCTCGAGGATGTGCCGAGCACCAACAGCTACCGTTCTCAGCAGTTGGCTGCGCTGTCCGAAGCAATCAAGCCCATGCCGCAGCAGTACCAGGCAGCCATGATGCCGTTCTTGGTCAGCCTGATGGATGTACCGTTCAAGCGCGACGTGATCGAGGCTATCCGTGCTGCATCGCAACAGGAGACGCCAGAGCAGGTCGAGCAGCGCATCAAGCAGGCTGTCGACGATGCCCTGGCCAAGTCTGGTGCCGAGCTGAAGATGCGCGAACTGGCTATGAAAGAGGGCAAGACCGACGCCGAGATCGAGAAGATCCGGCGCGAGGCGGTGCAAATCGGCGTGCAGGCTGCCTACTCGGCGATGCAGGCGGCAGCCCAGGTTGCGCAGTTGCCAATGATCGCCCCGGTAGCGGACGAGATCTTGAAAGGCAACGGCTACAAGCAGCAGCAGGGCGACGATCCGAACATTCCGCAGGCCGACGCCACCGCGGCGATGAACATCAAATCGCCTTACGTGCAGCCAGGTGGACCAGAAAGCGAGATCCCGGCAGTTCGCGAGAACACCAGTCCCGCATCGCCGCCGGTACCTGCTGAGCCTGGCACAGGCATGCAGGGAATCGAGACTGCCAGGACCACCGACAACCTCGCCTGACCTGAAAGCCCTACAGAGCTGACCCCCTGTAGGGTTTTTCCTTTTTCGCCCCCTTCGGGACACTCATTCGCAAGCCGGGATCACCTGGCGATGCGCAGGGCGGCGACGCTCTGTATCTGCCGAGCTCAAGCGGCCACGGCGATATGTGGCGGGAAAGGCATGAGTAATCAAGAAGAGTTAATCGGAAGCTTTGATGGGCCTCTGAATGGCGATCAGGTCGCGCAGCTCTTGGGGCTGAGCGAAGAGGGCGATACCAGCAATGCGCTGGAAGATGGCGGCGAGCCCGGCGCTGCTACTGATGCTGTGGATGATGCAGGCGCTCAGCAAGGTCAGGAAGCTGGAAACAACGGGGTTACCGAGGAACAGCTGGACGGCTTGAACTCGGACAATGCGGTGGTATTGGCCAAGGACGGGAAGCACACGATTGATTTCAGTGTGCTGGCTGATCAGCGAGCCAAGGCCAGGGCGGCCGAGCAGGAACTGCAGTCTGAACGCGAGAAGCGTGAGGCAGCAGAAGCTGAGTTGGAAGCGCTCAGGGCTGAAGCGCAGGCGCGCAAGGATGCAGGACAGGCCGCCACCACCGCGGATCAGAATCTGGAAGCTGCACAGGCTGCGATCGATGCAGGGATTGACCCTGCAGTGTTCGGCGATTTCTCGGAAGAGTCGCTGGTCAAGGGAGTTTCGGCGATTGCTGAACGACTTGCTGATCAGAAAACGCAGTCGCTCAGGGAAGAGATGCAGCAGGTCAAGAAGCTGCTGGAGCCGATGCAGCACCGCCATGTCGAGGACGCCGGTAAGGCGCACTTCGACGCGATTCTGGCCGCACACCCCGACGTCGAGTCGATCGCTGAGAGCAAGGAACTTGCCGACTGGATCGCCTCGCAACCCAGCTTTGCCCAAGCCGGATACAAGGCTGTTCTGGCCAGCGGCACCGCCCAGGAGGTTATCGAGGCTATCGATGCCTTCAAGGCGGCCACCGGTATGACTCAGGAACAGAAACCCGATCTGCAGGCTGCTGCGAAAGCAGTTGTGGCCAAGGCCAAGGCCGAGCCACCGGCGAGTCTTTCTGACTTCGCTGGTGCTCGGACTGGGCCGGCAACCACCGACGAAGCGATGGCTTCCATGGATGGCGTTGGCTTGATCAACGCCATGGACGGCTGGTCGCAAGAGCAGATCGAACGCTATTTGAACGGCCTGTAAGGCCAGACGAATCTCAAGGAGTGCGTCATGCCGAGTAATTCCCACGCCCCATACGGCGACAAGCAAAACATGGTGCAACAGGCGGCAGGCCTGTTTGCTACCCACCTCAAACGCAACAACAAGCTGTCTCGTCTCATTGGCAAGATGGATAAAACTGAAGGCAGCGCCATTGCCACGGTGAAAAACCAGACCAGCGTGCACATGCCTATCGTGCGCTGCATGGATCTGGGCAAGGGTATGGGTGACGAAATCACCTTCAACCTGCTGAACCCGTTCGGCGCGATTCCGATCATGGGCAGTGCCTACGCCGAAGGTCGCGGTACCGGCATGAGCCTGGATCAGGACCGTCTGCGTGTGAACCAGGCGCGTCTTCCGGTCAAGCTGAGCGACAAGATGACTGACATTCGTTCGCCGTTCGACTTCCGCAAGCTGGGCCGGCCGGTGGCGCAGGCGACCATGGATCGCTACTGCGATCAGTCGCTGATCATTCACGCGGCTGGTGCGCGTGGTCACGTGAACAACCTCACCTGGTCAGTGCCCCTGGAGACCGATCCTCGTTTTGAAGAGGTGATGGTCAACACCGTGAAGGCACCGACCCGCAACCGTCACTTTGTTGCTGACGGCAATGGCGTGTCGGGCTTCAAGGTGAATGCCGGCGAAATGGATATCGCCAGCACCGACGTGCTGAAAATGAGCGTTGTGGATGCCATGCGTTCGGTGATGGATGAAATGGTGTTGCCGCCGCCGATCGTCAAGTTCGAGGGCGATGACGCTGCAGAGGACGAGCCGCTGCGCGTGATGCTGGTTACCCCGCTGCAGTACAACCAGTTCGCCGCCGATCCGAACTTCCGCTCGATGCAGGCCGCCGCGTTCGCGCGCGCTTCGCAGGCCAAGAATCACCCGATCTTCAAGGGTGAAGTTGGTCTGTGGAACAACTTCCTGATCATCAAGCAGAACATCCCGATCCGCTTCTTCGCCGGCGGCCAGATCAAGTACTGCGCCAGTTACACCAGCGAAACCGAGACCTCGGTGATCATTCCGGAAAGCTTCGGCACGTCCTACGCAGTTGACCGCGCCATCATCCTGGGCGGCCAGGCTGTGGCAGAGGCCCTGGCGAAGTCTGACCGCTCCGGCATTCCGTTCTTCTGGTCGGAAAAGGAAATGGACCACGGCGACAAGGTCGAGCTGCTGATCGGCACCATCCGTGGTGTCTCCAAGATCCGCTTCGAGGTGGATACCGGCGAGCGCAAGGAATTCACCGATTACGGCGCCGCAGTGCTGGACACCGTGGTTCCTCTCAACCAGGCGTAAGCCAATCGAGCAACAGGGCAGGCTAGACCTGCCCTTTCGCCAATCAGCTTCTGGAGGCAATCATGCCTACTGTGACTCTCAAGACCCTGAGCCTGCGCCAGTTCGGTAACGTCCCATACGGCAACGTCACCAATCTGGTGTTCCCTCTCACCACTAATGCCGATGGCGCTGCGGTCAATTCCGACTCGGCCGCTGCCATCGCGTCCGGCGACGTGATCCTCCCCC